CAGGATCACATATTATCATGAGCAACCGAACGCTGGTGCAAGAAGAAATTAAATATCTTACGAAAAATGGAGGTATTGGGAATGAGTGAAAGGCAAGAACACCGTCAGCGCCTTAACGCTAGAATTGCTTACGCCGCCGCTATTGAGCGGTGGGCGAAGAATCAGCCGCCACGCATTCGGTTCTTTGCCGTCAGACGCTGGCTGAAAGAGATGCCGAGGAAGGAGGATTTTTATGAGGCTGATTGATGCGGATCTACTTACAACTGAGATTATAAAAATTTCTGGCATTATACCTAATTTTAATGAGGATGTGGCGCTTTGCTCGGTCGATAGCATGCCCACCGTGCGAGCTGTGCCGCTCGCAGAGTTTACGTGTGTGCAGAAGCAGCTGATTTTGCGCAACGCCCAACTGCTGGACGCGAAAGAAAAAATGAAATCCATGGTGCCGGTTGTCAGGTGCCGGGACTGCATTGCATTTGAGGAAATAGGCAAGCACCCCACCAACAATGGAGGAACGCCATTTGGGTATTGCTATTATTGGGACTACGAGCAAGGCATGTCCCCTAACGAGGTAGACGGCAATGCTTTTTGCAGTTATGGGGAGCGAAAGGTGGATGAAAATGGAAGAACTTAACGGCTACACCCCACCTGCCAGCTTGAATTTAAGCGACTTCCAGGATGCTATCGGCGATGCCGTAGTACAGGCGATTATAAAAATCGGTATCCGGGTGAATCGGAAAGAACTTCTGAAAGCTCTGAAATATGATAGGGGGCAGTACAAGGCGGGGTATGATGCTGGTTTCGCAGACGGGTTCATTGAAACGCTCCATACCGTCCGCTGCCGGGACTGCATCTACCGGCAGGGAGACGAAAACCCTATGTGTATGCTGCATACCGAGCCTTACCCAAATGTCAGAGGATACAAGGGCGAGGCTGTTTGCGTGGAAATGAACGGCTTTTGCAGCTACGGAGAAAGTAGAAAATCGAATGAAAATCACACTTGATATTCCCGATGGTATGCTGTGCGCCTACCTCTGCGGGGTCGTGGTCGATCTGGACGGGTATCTGAAAATGTCATGCTATATGATGGAAAGCAACGATCTGCACAATGGGGCAGAAATCAAACTGCCACGGGAGGCCAAGCCGGATGAAAAGTGATATCACGTTTATGGACTGCTGGCAATTTATCGCCCCGCTGATTCCGGCGAACAGCGACTACACAATGGCTATTTACATCATGACGTTTAACGCCCTGAAAGAAGCGGAGAAAAAGCGGATTGCTGAAAAGAAAAAGGGGAGGGAAGCTACGGATGACACGTAAGCGCTTTATTAAACTCCTGATGGGGAAGCTACTGCTTTCCCTGAATGAGGCAAACTACATTGCCGATATTGTAAGAATTTATGATCGGGTTGTAAGAATTTGTGATCGGAGGGAATCATGAGCAAAAAACCGGACTATCTCACCCTGTGATCCATAGCCGCCCAGAAGGCCGGGACAAGCTACGGAAAGTACATGGCAATGCACGGATACCACCCGCCAATTCAGGCCGATGTGGAGGACGTGGAAGCCACACAGGGCATTGTTAAGGTCTGCCCACAGTGCGGGAAGGAATTCACGCAGGGGAAAATCAAGCAGAAAATCTATTGCAGTTTGGAGTGCCAGAAAGCCCACGCCCAGAGAGCCGCTAAAAGGAGATACCGCGATAGAAAAAATAAGGAATTGGAGGTACATGAATAATGGCAGAACAGGATTTCAAATTTGATGATGCGTTGCTCATGAAGACTGCACGCGAGATGCTTGCAAAAAAATTGACCGAAACAGTGAAAGAGGTCGTCAAGTCCGGGGAATGGGAGATAACCACCATCGAGCAGGAAGAATCTGACCCGGAAAAGATTCTCCGGAGGATGTTTGCAAAATACGCCTATGGCAACGTCCCGGAGTGGTTCGCCTCTGCGGTATCTGCGACGTCCTATGTGCTGTCTGTGGACAAGGGAAAGGGGATTGAGTGTATTTCCGTCTTGCACACGGCAGCGGAACGGGCACCGGCTGAAATTCGGATGACGGCGCAGGCAAAACTGCTCATGATATGCCAAAGAAACCGGGATGCTCGGCGGGATTGGGAGCCTGCCTGTTCTCTAGGGGGGGGGCAACATGGAGTACAGGGACGGCAGGAAGTATTGCGTCGGGTGCGGCTACTTCTACGGAGACTATGAAGGGAATAGGTGCTGTAATTATATACTCATCCGTGGGGAAAAGCGGCCTTGCCCGCCTGGGAAGAATTGCACCGAAAGGAGGGCGAAAACGAAAAACAGGAGACGGAATTTAATATTATAGCATTATCCCTGTATAGTATATATTAAATATAATCTTATATCTTGTGCGTATTGTGTATATCTATACAGGGATTTAACAAGATATGTAAGGAGGAACGGAATGAACTGGAAGTATGAGGCCATTGAAAAGCTAAAGGAGTACAGCGCGAAGAAGCAGTCCCTGAAAAGCATTCCCGAAGAAATGGCGCGGCTGGAATCCGCTATGCAGAGTATCCGAAGTGCCACGGCTGACGGTACGCCGGTAAGCGGCGGCGGCTCAGGCCGGGAAGATATGATGCTATCGAATATCGTTCACCGGGAGGAACTGGCGCGTTCGCTGGAACAGGCGAGAAAATGGGTGTCGCTTGTGGATTCCGGGCTTGAGTCGCTTAGCGGCGATGAAAAGAAGATACTGAGCAGATTCTACATAAGCCCGGCTAGAGGCAACGTCGATACCCTGTGTGAAGAGCTTGGAGTGGAAAAAGCTCAGGTTTACCGCCGCCGGGATTCAGCACTACGACATTTCACGCTATGCCTGTATGGGCAGACTGAAAGCTGAAAAATGAGAAAAAAATGAGACGATTTTTCAGTTTGAATGTGCTATACTGGTAAAAAAGAAAAAGCGCAAGAGGCTTGGGATTGTTCCTGAGCCTCTTTTTGCATGGCGCGGTAGATAACGAGTTGGGCGCTCTCTCCCCAACAGAAGGCCGTTTGAATCGGCCTCGCGCCAATTATTTTGTATGAGCGGTGGTGCTATGGCTGCAAGGATTACAGATCGGAAGAAAAAAAGAATAATTGCCGACTGGATAGAAATGCAGTCGTACAGCGCCGTTGCAAAAAAGCATGGCGTAACTCACCAGACTGTGAAAAGGATTGTCAGCGCTTCACCGGATATCGCCCAAAAAGTGCAGCAAAAAAAAGAAGAGAATACCGCCGACATGATGGCGTACATGGAATCACAAAAAGCGGCGATGCAAGAAGCAATCACCTTGCATCTGAAAGCGCTCACAGACCCCGAAAAGATTTCAGCCGCAACATTAAGCCAGATTGCAACATCTTTCGGGATTATTGTCGATAAGGCCACAAGAAACACGGCAAGCGGCAATGATAGTCTCAATAAGCTGGATGGGCTAATTAAGGAGTTTAGAGATGCTATTAAGCCCGAAACAGATTGAATTTGCAAGGTATGGGAATCACCGATGGAATTTCAAGGGCGGCGCGACCAGAAGCGGGAAAACATATCTAGATTTTAAGTGGATTATTCCCATGCGGATTCGAGAACGAGCCGGGAAAGATGGCCTTTCCGTTATTTTGGGCGTTACAAAATCCACAATAGAGCGAAATGTGCTAGAGCCTATGCGGAATCTGTACGGAGATAAACTTGTTGGGACGATTTCCAGCGATAATACAGCATGGATTTTTGGCGAGAAGTGTTATTGCCTTGGCGCGGAAAAAGTGTCTCAGGTATCGAAGATTCGCGGCGCGTCCATCAAGTATTGCTACGGCGACGAGGTCGCGGACTGGTCGGAGGAAGTTTTTGCCCTCCTGAAAAGCCGGCTTGATAAGGAGTATTCCTGCTTCGATGGAACATACAATCCACAGTATCCCAACCACTGGCTAAAGAGATTCCTTGATAGTGATGCCGATATTTTCAGCCAAGAATACACAATAGACGATAACCCATTTTTACCCCCCACTTTTGTTGAAAATCTGAAAAAAGAATATGCCGGAACGGTGTTCTATGATCGGTACATTCTGGGGAAATGGACGCTGGCAGAGGGGCTTATATACGATTTTTCCGAAGCGAATATCACGGATGAAGTGCCGGAAGCCGGGGAATATTACATTTCCTGCGACTATGGCACGCTTAATCCGTTCTCGGCGGGGTTGTGGTGTGTAAATCATGGGCGTGCCGTTCGCGTGGATGAGTATTACTATTCCGGAAGGGACAAGCAATACCAGCTCACGGACGAGGAATATTATGCCGAGGTCGAAAAGCTGGCTGGTGACAAAAATATACGGCACATTATCGTTGACCCGTCAGCGGCATCTTTCATTGCGTGCATAAAAAAACATGGCCGTTTCTCGGTTCGCAAGGCAAAAAACGATGTAATGTACGGAATTCGGCTCACTTCTGCAATGCTGCGTGCCGGGGCTATTAAGATTGGCTCTGATTGCGGTGACGCAATTCGGGAATTTGGCCTTTATCGTTGGGACGAGGATTCCGCAGATGATAAGCCGATCAAAGAAAATGACCATGCGATGGACGATATTCGTTACTTCTGCGCGACTGTGTTACGCAGAAACCGGGAGACGCGGGAAATCGTTGGGAGGATTTGTGATGAGAATGATTAAAAAATGGCTTGTCGATCGTGCGCCTATCTGGGCGAAAGCGTCGCTGCAAGCCGATATCAGGACGCTTGAAGCGGAAAATCGGCAGCTTCGGGCGGAAGTGGATACTTTGAACGCCTATATACAGGGCTTGCAGTATGCAACCCGTGCGCTGCGGCGCATCACGATCAACGCAGGAGGAGAAAAGCGTGATTTATCCGAACAGTGATTATGAAATGGCGTTTCGCGCCATTGACATGACATCTCCGGAAATGAAATTGGCCATCCAGAGGTGGCAGGATCTGTATTATGAGAAGGCCGCGACACCGGATTATGACCCGTGCCAGCGGATTCCATATACCATCGTCCGTAAACTGACAAAGACGGCATTTTCGGAGTATTCGGCATCCAGCAAAGACGCTTTTGTTTCCGAAATCCTCGATGCGGCAGACGCGAAAAAGAAAAGCGCCATGCAAAAAGCCCTGATCGGCGGAGAAAGCGGCTTAAAGCCTATCCCGACGGGCAGCGGTTTCCGTTTCGCAGTTGTGAGCAGGCCGAACATTCTGGTATTTGGCCGGGACGGGGACGGGGATATGACCGACATCGGCATGGCAGAACACAGCATCCGTGACAGATTCTATTACACACTGTTGGAGCGGCGCACGGTGGATGACGGCGGGTATCTGACCATTACCAACAAACTGTATCGGTCGAACGACCAGAACAGCCTGGGGCAGGCTGTGGCGCTCACAGAGCTACCACAGTATGCGGAACTCGCGGAAGAATACACGTTCCCTGAACCGCTGGGAAGCGTCGGTGTTGCATGGCTGAAAACGCCGATTGACAACAGTGTGGACGGTAGCCCCGACGGCGTATCCGTTTATGACGCGGCTGTCGGTCTGATTGAAAATATCAACCGGAACGAGGCGCAGATCAACGGAGAATTTGAGCGCGGGAAAAGCCGAATTATTGCCAGCGCGGATATGCTGGAGGTTGACGAGGTCGGCGGGCGGAAAAACCTGACCGCAAGCGTATTTACCGCAGTGGATGAATCCCCTGATGATATAGGCATCACCATTTTTTCACCGGCTCTGCGTGAACAGTCGTATCTTGCCAGAAAAACGGAATATCTCCGGAATGTGGAGAACGTGATAGGCTTAAAGCGCGGGCTGCTGTCCGAGGTGGAGGCCGCAGAAAGAACGGCTACCGAGGTGACATCCTCCGAGGGTGATTACAACCTGACGATTATCGACTTCCAGCAGATGTGGGAACGCGCACTGCGAGAGGCCGTCAGACTGTGCGGCGTTCTGGGGCGGATGTACCGCATACCCGGTGCCCACGACGTGGAAGATGATTCCATTGTCGTGGATTGGGGCAACGGCGTTCTGTTCGATGAGGAAAAGACCTGGGCTGACTACAAAGACATGGTCGCGGCGGGGCTGCTGAAACCTGAGATTGCACTAGGGTGGAAATTTAACATGCCCCGGGACACGGAAGCACAGTTAGCGAAAATTCGGAAAAAGTACATGCCGATAGAAGATAGTAACGGAGGGGAGGAATAAGAATGGGCGGTAGAGGAAGCGCCGGCGGTGCCGGCAAGTTCGGGAAAGAGGCTGGGGTCGGCCTATCGAAACGAGATATTGAACGCGCAAATGCTGCATCCATAATCGATATGGGCGATATTATAAACCGAACATTTGAACGTAATATAGCGGAAATTAACGGGCTATCTCTTTCGGATAATGAGAAAAAAGATGCCACAACCAAGATGAAAAATCTCGCAACCAATGCGTTGAAAACGGCGGCGGGGGCAGTCAATCCTTATTCAAGCGGGCCAGCAAGACTTACAACAGCGCAGAAAACGGGTAGCGCAGCAGATAGGGCTGCAAAAGCACGCGGAGAAATGGATAGTTTCATGCAATCGGTGCGCAGCAAATCAAGCAAAAACAAAAAAGCAGCAGAAAACAAAGCGTTTTCTAATGCGTTTGTTTCTGCACAAAAGTCTGGCGCGCTGGAAGTTACTGTGAACGGGAAAACGTACCGTAGAGCCAACAGGCGTAGTAGTACGTGGAGGCCAGTATGATAAACTTCGAAAATCTAGATAAAGCCATTTTTCCCGGCGTTGGAAAGTACGGAATACCTGAAATCGCGCCGACAACTGAATACCCGGCGGGCGAGTTTATCCCGATGAACTATGCCATGAGCTGCAAAAATCCGGAAGGAAAAATTTTGCATTCTTTTGTGGATGATTACCAATTTACTAGGTTTTGGAATACGCCAGACCGATATATTCCTATGCTGTCTCGGTTCGCCGCCGTGTGCGCACCGGATTTTTCCACATACACAGATATGCCACTGGCCATGCAGATTTACAACCACTATCGGAAACACTGGCTTGCGGCGTATTGGCAGGCGCACGGGCTTACAGTATACCCAACAATCAGTTGGAGTGATGAACAATCCTATGATTGGTGCTTCGATGGCGAGCCGGTAGGCGGCGTTGTTGCCGTGTCCAGCGTGGGAACGCAGAACAACAAGGAAGCTAATCGGCTTTTTCTTAAAGGATATGAAGAAATGATGAAGCGATTAGCCCCGTTATTTGTGATTTTTTACGGTAAAGTGCCGCTTGAATGCGATTGGAATGTAATTCGGGTACAGCCGTATTACAAACAGATAGAGAGCAGGAGAAAAGCCAATGCTGACCGCTGACCAGATTGAAGCCCTTGGGAATAAGGCACAGCAGCTCATTACCCCGGTGACGGAGTTCCTGATTGAGGATATTGCAAGGCGAATTGCGGAAGCTGGCCGATTCACCAGCACGGCGGCCTATCAGACATGGAGACTTCAACAGTTGGGTATTTCTCAGCGGCAGTTAAAAAAGGAGCTTCGAAAGCGGCTGAAAGTATCCCACCGGGAGCTTCGGCGACTGATAGAACAGGCCGGGGAAACCGGATACAGTTATGACATCCGGAAACACCCCTATGTACAGGCGGTGCCATTCCGCAGTAATGAGGCCTTGCAGCAGATTGTGTCTGCTGCGGCGCAACTCGCCGATTCTGAGCTGGACAATATCACCCAGACAATGGGTGCTGTCATGCCGAATGGCAAGGCTGTGGGGCTTACAGACGCTTACAGACAGGCTTGCGATTTCGCCTTTACGAAGGTTTCGACGGGGGCGCAGGATTATGCCTCCGCTATCCGGGAGGCTACCCGGAATCTTGCGGAAAAGGGGATTGTCACAATCGACTATGAATCCGGCGTTCATACCTCCATGGAAGCCGCTGTCAGGCGTAGCGTTATGGGTGGCCTGGGGTTAATGCAGGAGCAGATCAGCCAGCAGAACCACGATGATTTCGGCTGTGACGGCTGGGAGATATCCGCTCACGCGGCCAGTGCCCCCGACCATGAGCCGATTCAGGGCAGACAGTACAGTGACGCAGAATACGAGAAACTGAATAACTCCCTTGTGCGGCGTATCGGTACGCTGAACTGCGGCCATGCGGCTTTCCCTATTATTCTGGGCGTTGATTCTCCGCAATACACGCCGGAGGAACTGGACAAATTCAGGAAAGAAAACGAAAAAGGCATTGACTACGACGGGAAGCACTACACCACGTATGAGACTACCCAGCGTCAGCGGCGGCTTGAATCCTCCATCCGGAAGCAGAAACGCAGGATTTTGGTTGATGAGGCCACAGGGGACAAAGAGAACTTACAGCGCGATCAGATCAAATACCAGGTTTTGGATCAGGAATACAAGCGCTTTTCCGAAGCGGCAGGGCTGCGGATGCAGCATGAGCGCATGGAAATGCCCGGGTTTGGTGCAAAACAAGCCAGAGAGGCGGAAAAGGCGGTAGAAAACTACGAGAAAGGGAGTAAGCAAGCATGATGTACTGCCCATACGCAGTAAACCGGCATCTGGTTCAGCAGACGACGCATGAGTACGACGAAATCGGCAACCAGACTTTACAACAGGTGATAGAACACAACACCGCAGAATTCATCGAGTGCAAAAAGGAATCATGCGGCGCATGGCACGATGGAAAGTGCCACTATAATCAAGTTGATTGAAGCAACTATTCGGGTTTTCCGAACGGTTGCTTTTTTCATACCATTTTTGCCGTGGCAGGCGTAAAACAAGCCGACAGCAGGGGACGCAACCCCCATATAACAAAGCATAGCTGAGAAAGGAAGTATATGAAACGTGAGTTTTTGCAGAATTTCAAGGTAGGAGACCAGCCCCTGAGCAAGGAGATCATTGACGAGATCATGGCAGAGAATGGCCGGGATATCGAAGCGGCGAAAAAGCCCTTTGCTGACTATGACACCATCAAGAGCCAGCTGAGTGAGGCGCAAAAGACCATTTCCGGCTTTAAGGAGCAGGACATCGATACCATCAAGCAGTCCGCCAAGGATTGGGAAAAGAAGTACAACGATGCCATTGCTGAGAGCAACCGGAAGATCGCGGATATGGAATTCTCCCACGCCCTGGATGCCGCCATCACCGGCGCAAAGGGTAAAAGCACCAAGGCGATCCGGGCGCTGCTGGACATCGACACTTTGAGAAGCAGCAAGAACCAGGAAACGGACATTAAGGCCGCTCTGGAAGCTCTCCGGAAGGACAGCGGCTATTTGTTCGATGACGGCAAAATGCCGCCCCCCTATGCCGGGAAGACCGGTACAGGGCAGCAGGAGACTAACGGCGAACCGACGACCCTCGCCGGTGCGCTCAGGGCAAATTACAACATGAAGTGAAAGGATGATTTTTAACTATGGCAATTACTCTTGCAGAAGCAAAGGTCGGCATGGCCGACAAGGTCGATCAGCAGGTGGTCGACGAGTTCCGGCGCAGTTCTCTGTTGCTGGACAGACTGGTGTTTGATAACGCCATTTCCCCCGGTACCGGCGGTTCTACTCTGACTTACGGTTACATTCAGCTGAAAACCCCCTCCACCGCGGCTGTCCGTGCTATCAACAGCGAATACACCGCAGGCGAGGCGAAGCGGGAGGAAAAGACCGCCAAGGCCGTTATCATGGGCGGTTCCTTCCAGGTCGACCGTGTGATTCAGAGCACCTCCGGAGCCATTGATGAGCTGGCATTCCAGGCGCAGCAGAAGATCAAGGCAACCAGCAACTATTTCCACAATCTGGTGATCAACGGCACCTCCGCCGCGTCCGGCACCGGGTACGTCACGAACACCTTCGACGGCCTGAGAAAGGCTCTGGCGGGCACCTCCAACGAATTCGCTACGGACATTGACCTGTCCGATTCCGCCAAGCTGGACAGCAACGCCAATGCTTTCGTTGACCAGCTGGATCAGCTGACCCACATGGTGGACGGCGGCGCTTCTCTGCTGCTGATGAACACCACCATGCTGCTGAAAGTTCGTGCGGCTGCCCGCCGTGCGGGGTATTACGACCGCAAGAAGGACGACTTCGGAAGGGCTGTGGAGTACTTCGGCGATATCCCCATCATGGACGCCGGTATGTACTACAACGGCACAAAGTCCGTGGATGTCATCGACACCTCCACCCCCAGCACCACCGCCGCCGGTACTTCCAGCATCTACGCTGTGAATATCGCCCTGGACGGTTTCCACGGCATTTCCCCCACCGGAACCGGAGTCATCAACAGCTATATGCCCGACCTGAAAGCCCCCGGCGCTGTGAAGAAGGGCGAAGTGGAGCTGGTGGCCGGTGTCGTGCTTAAGAACACGCTCAAGGCGGCGGCGCTGAACGGCATTATCCTGAAACCCAAGACCGCGTAACGGAAAGGAGACGCCCTGATGATTGACTATGATTTTTACATAAGCAGCTTTCGGGGCGACGCTATCCCCGCAGAGGACTGGAACACGTGTGAAGCCCGTGCGGCGGCGCAGCTGGCAAAATACAAGCGCATATACACGGTAAAGGCACCGGAGGAAAACTCCGAAGCCCTTGCCGTGTGCGCCATGGCAGAGGCTATTCACGGCTTTGATCTGATTACCAACGGTGAGGGCGGCGCTGTTCAGTCTGCGTCTATCGGCTCCGTTTCGGTGAGCTATGGCAGCGGGAACGGTGTTGATGTCAGCGCCAAAGGGCAGTCGCGGGAATTGTATCGCTGCGCCTGCCTATATCTCGATATCTACCGGGGGTGCTAGCTATGGTGAGAATCAAGCGCCGCAGCTGCCCCGTAGACTACCGGCTGTGCAATCAGACGGTTACGGTATACCACCGGGACGGCGACAAAGTGACCAGAACGGTACACGATAAAGCCTTTTTGGATTACAAAAAAACCGAGAATGTGGACAAGACCGGCAGCAAGGAAGTCAATTCCTTTCTGCTGGTCATTCCCTGTTCGGAGGTGTGCGTTTATCCGGAGGACAAGGTGCTGCTGGGTGCCGGGGAGGAAATCACGGCGGCGCAGTGGCCGTCCTTCATTCCGGTGAAGGTTCCTGGGCTGGTTGTTGTGAAGTACGTTGACCCCAAATACTGGGGCGGCAAGCTGGTTCATGTGGAGGCGGGCGGATGAAAACACGGATAAAGGTTGATATGAAGCCTGTTGACACCATCCTGACAAGGCTTGGCGTCAATAAAACCGGCGATGTGCAGATGCAGCTTACCCGGATAGTGAACAAGCGGATAACGCGGTACATGCCCTATCGAACGGGTACACTGTCATCTCTTCCAGTGAAGCGCATAATAAGCCCTACAGAAATCGAGGTGGCGGCCAATTATGCCCGTTACCAGTACTACGGTAAGGTTGAGGTAAATGCCAAAACTGGAAAAGGCCCCGCATTTATTCCCGGGGTTGGTTACCGGTACAGAAAAGGAACCGTGCTGAGAGCGACTGATCGGGACTTGAACTATGACACCACCAAGAACCATCAGGCGGGACCGTTCTGGGACAGACGCATGATGGCGGCAGAGAAAGACCAAATTGCGCAAGACCTACAGGATTATATCAACAGGAGGAGCGGAATATGACGGCGCTGGAAAAAATCAAGGACTTTCTCGGGCAGTACCCCGGCGCGGATATCTTCCGCGATTTCCATGTTGACTACACAGACCAGATTCCATTCAACGGCGGTGTTTTCCCCTCCGGGCTTGTGGAGGTTTCCAGAACGCGGGATATCCTTGGGAACACAACCGTAATCAATCAGTACAATTTCGGGCTGTACTACGTGTTCGAGAAGTCCCCGGGGGATGATACCGGAGCGTCTGAAAATGCGGGCTGGGTCATGGACTTTCAGGAGTGGGTGCAGAAAATGTCCGTTATGGGCAATGCCCCCACCTTTGGGGATGACCCGAGGGCGGAGAAAATTACCGCGCAGAACGGCGTTCTGTACGGTGCAGACGAAGAAGGAACGGCAATGTACATGGTGCAGCTGTCCGTTCAATTCAAAAAACGATTTATGAGGTGAAATAATGGCAGATTTAGAGTTTAACACCGCACCCGGCCAGACCGTAGACCGTGAGCTGCTGATCGCGTACCTGAACACCGGAACAACCCCTGCTCCTGTGTGGTCGCCGCTTGGCAGCCGCGTCACGGATTCCAGCATGGAATACGACTGGCAGGAGGAATCCAACAAGGATATCCTCGGTACGACCAGAAGCACGATGAAAAAGCCCATCATCACGCAGACCTTTGACCCGTGCGATCTGGACGCCGGAGACGCTGCGGTTCTGAAAATTTGGAACCTTGCTGTCAAGGAGCAGAACGTGGCAGCACTGACCAATCAGGATATGCTGATTGTGCATCTGTACGCCGGTACTAAGGACACGGCGGCCTTTGCAGAGCGCTACAGCGCCTGTATGGTCAAGCCGTCCAGCCTTGGCGGCGAGGGCGGCGGATTTGTTGGAATGCCGATGGACATTACATACGGCGGCGCACGCACGGTAGGTACTGCGGCGGTAAGCGCCGGAACCGTTACGTTCACGGCTGATACCTGATGCAAATACGGGGCGGCTCTCACCGCCCCGAAATCTTTGGAGGGATTATGAAAGAACTGACACTGAATACCGGCGAAATCGAGTATAGGCTTAACGATAAATGCACGGTTCGGTTTAACCCTACAGACCCCGCATTTGCCGACCGAATTTATTCGGCGCTCGACGAGTTGTCCCGGAAGCAGGAAAGCAAGAACCCGGACAACATGAGTACAAGAGAAACGTTTGACTACCTCCGGAAGCTGGACGCAGAGATGCGGGAGACGATTGACGGTTGCTTCGATACCCCTGTATGCGAGCCGTTGTTTGGCAAAATGAGCGTGTATGCAAGCGCGGAGGGGATGCCCCTGTGGATGAATTTAATGCTTGCCATTATCGACGAGTTCGATGATGGAATTAAGCGGGAAAAGGCGTTCCACAGCGAAAAATTGGCGAAATATACAAAGAAGTACAGCCGATGATGTACGAACTTCCGACATCCGTCAACGTATGCGGAACAGATTATGATATTGAGACGGATTTTCGGGCAATTCTGGATATATTCGGCGTTCTGGAAGACCCGGATTTGACAGGCAATGAAAAGGGAATCGGGATGCTTGGAATCTTCTACAAAAGATTTTTTGATATGCCCGCAGAGCATTTCGGCGAGGCTGTTCAAAAATGCTACTGGTTTATCAATGGCGGTAACGACAAAGTCTGCAAAAACACCACAAAGTTGATGGACTGGGAGAAAGATTTCCCGATTCTGATTGCCCCGGTAAACCGCATTGCCGGGACGGAAGTCCGCTCGATGCCGTATTTGCACTGGTGGACATTTCTTTCATATTACATGGAAATCGGGGATTGCTTCTTTGCACAGATCGTGCGGATACGGGATTTGAAGGCGAAAGGAAAACTGAAAGACAAAGCGGATAAGGACTTCTACCGGCGAAACAGGGACGCTGTGGATATAAAGACGCAGTATTCCGACACGGAGAACGAAATTATAAAGGCGTGGACGTGAAAACACCCGCAATTTCAGCCATTTTTTCCACGTCGTCACGGTTCCAGAGAAGAACACCAGTTGCATCTGCTGCTTGCTTTGCGCCTTCCGTAAAATAGCGATTTGTCATTACAGCACCAACGTGACAATGGTAGATTGTTTTCCCGGTGTTAACCTCCTGCACTGGCTTATTCCCTAGATCTGTTGCGTAGCACTTACACTGTATCGCATACTTTATGCCGGCTTTTTTCGCGAGTATATCAACGCCCTGATCGCCGCTACCCTGGGTGACCTCGACATCAATAAACCCGTTTTTCCTCAAAATATCGGCACACCAGAATTCAAAAGCGTGTCCTTCCATGCAATCTATGGCAGACATTCCCATTTTTTGCACCGTGCGGACAATCGCACCATGCTGATTGCGGATAACCTTCCACGTAAAATCGGGATACTTTTTAACAAATCCAAGTTCTTCTAACTCATTTGCTAAGTCAGACGCCACGTTAAAACTCCGTATTTCAAGCTTTCTTTGAAGCATGGAGATTGAAAAAGGTTCGAGATTCGGTAATAGCTGTATTGCATCACGAACCATTTGCGGGGTGACCTTTCTGGCAAAGTAATACCTCTTAGAAAGATACTTTACACTTAGAATTCCGCAAACTATTGGAACAACGAGGATAGTTATTGTATACCCAGCGCCAACAGTGATTTTCCCGTTTTCGTTCGCAGGCAAAATAGCCGTGGCAAGAGACAGAATAAGAAGAGCGGACAAGAACCACGCTACGGAAAAAATGAATACTGTTTTCAGTTTTTTCATAAGGCAATCCCCCAGTGCATTATTTTATCATTTAATTTCAACAGTTCCTATAGCGCATTAAAAGAGCAGGTGATTATATGGCAAATGCTGACGGTTCGATCATTTTCAGCACGGAGATCGACAACAAAAAAGCACAAGCTGAGCTTGATAAACTGGAAAAGAAAATAGCCTCTCTGGAAATCAAAGCAAGCCAAGCCGGGGCAAAGAAAATACCTCTAGAGGAGCAGGCCGATGCTTTGGGCGTGGCACTGGATGACGCAAAGCAGAAGCTCGAAGCGTTAAAAGCCAGTGGCGCATCTCCCGGTGCGATAGGGGCGCAATCGGAAACGGTTACTTCGCTACAGTACCAGTGGGATCAGGTTAACAACAAGATTGACAGATATAACCGCGAAATTGAAAAGGCCAACGGTGATATTGATGTCTCCAAGAGCCGGGCGGGAGAACTCGCCGCGCAACTCGCTTCGGCTGGACGCAGTACCGAGAAGATGAGCGCTGGTGTCAAAAAGGCGGAAAAAAGCGCGAAAACTTTTGCCAGCCGAATGAAATCCGTCGTTCGCTCTGCGCTTGTGTTTACAGTTATTACGCAGGCGCTTTCAAAGTTTCGGAATTGGGTTGGTGATGTGATCAAGGTCAGCCCGGAAGCAACTGCGGCCATTGCAAGGCTCAAGGGCGCTCTGCTTACACTGGTACAACCATTGGTAAATATCATCATACCAGCGCTTACGAAGTTCGTCAACATCCTTGCCGCAATAATTAACAAAATCGCAAGCGTGTTTGCAGTGCTGACGGGAAAGACCGTAGAATCGTCGAGAGCGGCAGCAGAGGCATTAAATAAGCAAACATCCGCGCTTAACGGAACGGGAGCGGCTGCAAAAGAGGCAAAAAAGCAACTGCTCGGATTTGACGAGATCAACCAGCTGACCGAAGATACGTCCGGCGGCGGAGGAGGCTCTGGCACGATAGCACCCGATTTTTCCGGATTTGATGATACAGAGGACGAGTTAAACACCATTCTCGGACTTGTTGGAGCTATAGCAACCGGCCTTCTGGCATGGAAAATTGCAAGCCTGTTTACCGATAGCCTGAGCATGATCGGAGGTATTGCGCTTGCTGCCGCAGGCGCGTTCGCACTGGTTTATTTTTGGCTTGACGCATGGAACAATGGCATTGATATGCAAAACTTCCTCGGTATGCTCGCTGGTGTCGCCGCTCTAGCCGGAGGTCTTGCCATTGCGTTCGGGTCTACCGCCGCAGGCATAGCGCTTGTAATAGGCGGCCTTGCAATGCTGGTTGTTGGAATAAAGGATGTCATTGAAAACGGATTTACCCTTGAAAACACGTTAACCATCATTGCCGGACTTCTGGCAGCTGGGCTTGGAATTGGCCTGTTAACCGGCAACTGGATTCCTTTGTTGATTGCCGGTATTGCCGCCGCGCTTATAGCGCTGGTTTCCTTTACCGGGCATGGCGAGGAACTAATCAACGGATTAAAGGAGACTATCGACGGATTCGGTAAATTCTTCAAAGGCGTTTTTTCCGGGGATATGGAGATGACTGCCGAAGGATTAAAGCAGATATGGGACGGCCTTAAAAATACATGGAACGCTGTCATTGATTCAATCAGGGACGCATGGAATATGTTCATCGAGTGGCTGCGCGGGAAAAATCCAGAATTAGCCGCAATTTTTGAGACATACGGGAAACTGGTTTCCGACCTTTACAACTCCGTGAAACAAATCCTAGGCGGCATTATCACATTTATTTCAGGAGTATTCACGGGGGACTGGGATAAAGCATGGGAGGGCGTAAAGCAGATTTTCAAGGGCATATGGAACGGTATTGTATCGATTCTGGAGGGCGCGGTAAATCTCATCATCGGCGGCATAAACTGGATGATTCGCCAGCTGAACAAAATTCAGATTAAAGCGCCGGACTGGCTTGGCGGCGGCACAATTGGCTTTAATATTCCTGCAATCAGCACCGTCAGCATTCCCCGACTGGCGCAAGGCACAGTTATCCCGCCTAACCGTGAATTTTTGGCCGTCCTGGGCGACCAGAAAAACGGCACAAACGTTGAAGCCCCTCTGGAAACCATTAAACAGGCCGTTGCGGAGGTGCTTTCGCAGAACGGTTCCGGCGAGGAAATCATAATCAAGTTCACCGGCGACCTTGCGACGCTTGCGCGGGTGCTGACACCTGAGATCACCCGTCAGCAGCGCCGGACACAGCGGGCATTGGGGGGTTAGTATGGCAAAACCATATTTCAAAATCAACGGTGTGGACATCCTCCACCTCACTCAGGAGGGCGGCATAAAATGGCAGCGCAACGATGTGGAAAGCCCCAACGCTGGGCGAACCATGGACGCTACCATGCACCGTGGCCGGGTGGCGCAGAAATACCGGGCTGATATCACGTGCATGGATATGAACCGCGCGGAAGAGCTTGCGCTTATGGCTCTGATAAACCCGGAGTTTGTAACAGTGGAAACGAACCTGCACCCGCTATACGGGAGCCAGACGGCGCAATATTATTCCAACAACGTCCCCGCTTCGATCTCCTACGTTGACCCCGATACCGGGGAATCGGTATGGACGGGTATTTCCTTCCCGCTGGTCGAGCAGTAAGGAGGCAATATGCAGAAAACATCTGCTCTGTATAGAAAAATCCTTGCGGGCATCCACACGAAGGAAACGCGGGTTTCTATCGGCGATACGGGCTTTCTTGTGGACAAACGGGGAAACGGAATCACGTTCGGCGGAACCCGCATTCTGGTTGGGGCTTCCGGCGCAGATGCCGGATACGGAATGAACATCCTCGCGTCGGTAGAAACTACCGGCGCGATTTTCGATGGGAACGAGCCGACCGTCGGCAATGTAATAAGCCGGGAGTGCGACATTAAAATGCTGAAGCCCTCCGGGAACATTGAGGGAATGTCCCGGATTGCGGTTTATGTAAGGCTTGTCAGCGATGACGGCGAATGCTCCGAGTGGCTCCCGCAGGGCGTATTTTATGCGGATTCCATTGACCAGGACGCTGATGAGGACGATGTGCAGTGGCTTAAAATCCACGGCTACGACGCTATTCTGTTCGCAGAGCAGGATTACCCAGCAGACAGCAAATTGACATGGCCAGCAAAGGATATAGACGTTGTGCGGGAGATTGCCCAGGCAATGGGCGTGACGGTAGACCCGAGGACGGCGGAGATTATGCGCAACGCCTATCCTGTCCAGTACAATCCGGAATATACTTGCCGGGAATATCTTGGATATATCGCCGCCATGTACGCCGGGTGCTTTCTCATGAGCGAATCGGGGGAATTGCTTCTGGTATGCTTCTGGAATATCCCAAAAGAAACCCGCTACCTGATCGATACCCACGGCTACGCCATTACGTTTGGAGGTGACAGGATCGTTGTCTGACGTGATCAATGTCCGAAAATCGCTTTCGTCGCTGGAAAAGCAAGACACTTTCAACGGATATTCAAAAGTCGTTGTTGTCGTGTCAGATGAAATGGAATACTCAGCCGGAACAGACAGTGGAAGAACGCTTACTCTGGACTGCCCGTGGGGTACACAAAAAATGGCTGAGGATATTCTATCGAGAATCCAAGGCTTTCAATACCAGCCGTATACCGCCGATGGCGCACATATCGACCCGGCGGCGGAGATCGGAGACGGATTTGCCGCCGGAAACTTATACAGCGGGATATACTCCAAAAACGTTTCCCACGGGGCACTGTACACGGCGAATGTATCCGCGCCCGGCGGCGAAAAAATCAATTATAAGTACGAGTACAAAACACCTACGCAGCGCAAAATTGAACGCCACTATTCCGAAATGAAGTCCACGTTCAAGGTTCAGGCCGACCAGATTTCCGCCGAAGTCTCTGCCCGCATCGAACAGGGGGACGAACTTGCCTCGCGGCTGGACATTCAGAGTGACCAGATCTCCGCGCGGGTGACCAAAACCGGCGGCAGTAGTTCGTCCTTCGGTTGGGAGCTGCTTGACGATTCCTGGACGGTCAAGGCCAATAATACCACGGTGTTCAAAGTAACCAAGTCCGGCGCAGAAGTCCGTGGAAAGATCACCGCCTTAAGCGGCAAAATCGGCGGTTTTGACATTCAATCCGACTACCTGAGCTATAACAATCAGGTCTGGAACGGCACCAACAGCCGGGGTATTTACATTGGTGTCAACGGCATTCAGTGCGGCTCTGAGGCTAACGGCGTGCAGATTACGCCGACCGGGAATCTGTACGCTGAGAATGGCTATTTCCGGGGAAGCGTCAGCGCCGGAAGAATTGACTATGGCGGCAACGATGGGTACCTTGACGGGTCAGGCCTTGCCAGTCACAGTGTCTACGGCTCGGAAATCGGCTACAACACCATATCCACGGCCTATACCAGCGGAGGTATCAATACCTCGCTTGGGTATGCGGATTTTGCAAATGGTGTGTTCAATGGGTGGAATACAGCGCCTAGTTTATCAACCGAAGATAAAGGACTGGTAATTGGAGGCCATACGATAGCTATAGCTTCTACATCGTTCAGGGATGGAAACGGCGGAACAGTATCTATAAAATACCTAACATGGATTTGATATGACTGATTATAATAGGAGGTTTCGATGGAAAAACTGAAAACCGCAACAGGCAAAGAATTCGACTGCGATTATTTCAACCCATTTCCCCAGGCGGGGCAGATAAACATCCGTATTCTCGGGGAATCCCTGGCGACGATTGCCACGGTATTTGCAAATCCCGCTGAGACGGTGCAAATGTGGTGGGAAGGGCAGTACGCCGCCCAATATACGAAGATAATCGCTATCGTACCGGAAACCGGCGCCATTCGCGTCGTGCTGGGAAAGGAGTAGGAAATGAACCCTGTAATGAAACTTAGGGCAGTCCTGAATACCCTTGAGGGCGTTCAGGTCGCAGGACGGGAGAACTGGGACAGAATGCTGGGCAGTATGCAGGCCATTGAAGAAGTGGTGCAGGAGCTGTCTGCGCCTCCTGCCCCCGAAAAAGAGACTGACGTTGAGGAGGGATGACTTATCGCAGATAAAGCAATATCCGAGCTGATTGCAGCGGAACAGATAAAAGCCGCTGACCTTTTCGTCCTGGAACAGGACAGCGCGGCCAAGAAGCTGACGGGACAAATTCTGCTGAACTGGCTTACCGCCGCAGCTGACGGCCACGGCGGTATCAGCAGCATCGTGAAGCAGTCCACAAGCGGCCTTACGGATACATACCGCATTACGCTTGCCGATACGACTACCTTTGATTTCAACGTGTCCAACGGCAAGGGCATTGCAACCATTGCCAAAGTATCCACAAGCGGCCTTGTGGATACATACCGCATCACCTACAACGACAGCACCACCAGCACGTTTACCATCACAAACGGCGCAAAGGGCGATAAGGGTGACAACGCATACGTCTGGATTCGGTACGCGTCTCAGAAGCCAACGGCGGCTTCTCACAGCTTCGGTGTTCTCCCTGACAACTGGATGGGCGTATACAGCGGCAATTCCGCAACTGCCCCAACGGACTGGACGAAGTATCAGTGGTTCGAGATCAAGGGCGAAAAGGGCGACATCGGGAACCCGGCGCTGTTGACCAGCCAGTCCGTAACATATCAAGCTAGCACATCCGGGAATGTTATACCGTCCGGAAACTGGCAAGGCAGCATTCCCACGGTAGCACAGGGCGCTTACCTGTGGACGCGAATTGCAATGACGTTCAATTCCGGAGACCCGATTTATGCCTACTCCGTCTCCCGCATGGGCTTGGATGGCACCGGCGCTGTATCCAAAGTGTGCGGCAAAGAACCTAACTCCAATGGCAACGTTGAGCTAGAAGCTGAAAATGTTGGGGCATTGCCTAGTGCTGGCGGTTTAATGACCGGAAATATTGTCATGAACTCCCATCAAATTAAAGCATTAGGTGCGCCCACGGACAGCGCTGATGCCACAACCAAGGGGTACGTAGATACGGCGTTAAGTAATGCCAAAACGATTGCAAAGACTGCAACGTTAACTGCTGCCGGTTGGTCTGCCAGAGCCCCGTACACCCAGTCTGTTACGGTCTCCGGTCTGACGGATACAAAACATGCGATGGCTTATCCAGTGTACGGGAGCAACACGGCCACCAATCTTGCGCTGAAAGAGGCCTGCGGCATGGTGAGCTTCGCTTCCCGGTCAGGCAGCGTGATGACGTTCACCTGCCTTGAGGACAAGCCCACGGTGGATATTCCGATTACGGTGGAGGTGTACGTATGAGCATTGCAGTGCCTTTATATGGATTTGGTGCCAGCGGCGGCACAGGCGGCACCCTTACCGTCACAGCCCCGGCGAATGTCACGGTGACTGTCTCCAAGGACGGAAAGACTAAGACCAAGAACTCCGGAACAACTGGTGTGGTGGTATTCAAGGGGTTGTCAAGCGGGACGTGGACTGTTACCATCACCGGCGATGGTAAGACTGCTCAAAAGAATGTTGTGGTCACGACGGAGTACAGCACGGCGATTTCGTTCAATACCATCCCCGAATTTACCTACACCGGCGATTACGAAATTGTCAACGATTCTGACGAGCCTATCACCGTATCTCAGGGCAACTGGAAAATCCGCTTCCTCACCTCTGGCACGCTGACGTTTACCAACCTCAACGGTGCGGAGGGCGGTATCGACGTCTTCCTTGTTGGGGGTGGCGCAAGCGGTGGCGGACGTGGCGGCGGTGGTGGTGGGTATACAAAGACGCAAAAATCCGTTTCCGTGAAGGTAGGTATAGAATACCCAATCATAGTTGGTGCGGGCGGTGTTGGCCCTACTACAAGTAATAGAGTTCCACCAAACGCCGGTGGCGCAACGTCTGCATTTGGCTTGACTGCCAATGGCGGTGACACTAGCACAAACGGTGACTATCCTAGTTCAGGCGGATCGGGTGGCGGCTCAGGAAAAGTTGGAGGTGCTGGTTATTCTGGCGGTTCAGATGGGTCTTCTGGCGGCGGTGATCTTGGTGGTAGCGGCCAGGGAACAACAACAAGAGAATTTGAGGAAGCCAATGGCACACTTTACGCTGGCGGTGGCGGAGGCGGGGCTGTAACGACTAATGAAATATCGTCTGGCGGTGCTGGCGGCGGTGGTGATGGTGGCGGTGCTGATGCAAATCCAAGGCCAAAAAACGGTGACGCAAACACGGGCGGCGGCGGTGGTGGACTTGGTAACTTACATTCTGCTGCAACATACGCTTCCGGCGGTTCCGGCATCGTAATCGCCCGCAATAAGCGATAGGAGGGCAACACATGGCTAAAAGTATGGCACTTATTGAAAACGGCACCATAACCAACATGCTGTGGTGTTCCGATGCCCAGCCCGAAACGGCATCCCTAATCAACCCCGCAGACCGCCCCGTGGCTATCGGCGATACCTACAGCAATGGTAAATTTTATCGGGACGGGGTGGAAATCCTCACCCCGCTGGAAGAAGCGTTGAAAAAGAACGCCGAATACGAAGCGGCTCTTCAGGAGATTGAAACCGCTCTGGGGGTGAATAACACATGATGACCATAGAAGAACGCAAAAACGCCATTATTGCGAAAATCCTGGAAATAAAAACCAGCGGCGGTGAGGAACAGCTGAAAGAGCTGGATGAAGCCTACAAGAAAGGGGTTGACAGTCTGTGACACAAGAGGAAAGAAAAAGCATCATGTATGCTCAGGGGCGGGCGAATGCGCTTGCCTTGCAGGAGAAAGCCCCGGACATGACAGGCACCGAACTGAACGCGGCGGATAGCAACATTCCCGGTTTCAAGGCTGCTGTCGCAAACAAAAACATGCTGGAGCGCAAGGCCGGGTTTGTGTGTCAATCGTCTGCTGGTCGTGTAGTGCGGCTAGTGCAACCCTATGACAGCGCTATCTACACCCAGGAGCCGGAGGAGCTTCCCGCCCAGTGGGGATTTGTGTGGTCTACAGACCCGGTCAAGGCGCTGCCCTTTGTGGCGATCTCCACCAGCCCCTACAACAAGGGAGATTGCTGTACGGAGGGCGGTAAAGTATACCGTTCAACGATGGGAAATAATGTATGGTCTCCTTCCGCATACCCTAAGGGCTGGGAGGAGGTGAACGTATGACGGTAAAGCAAATCCAATGCCTCCTGACCTATCTGGGCTATTCTCCCGGCACGATTGACGGCATTGAGGGCAGGAATACCCAAGGGGCAATCCGGGCGTTTCAGGCCGACTACGGGCTTACTGTGGACGGGATACCGGGTGCGGCTACCCAGAAAATGCTGATTGGTGCCATTGCCGGGACGGCGGTAAAGGTGGAGAAGCCGGAAAGCAGCGACGTGCCGAAGACGGGGACGTTCTGGGACGACATCAAGTACTTCACCCGTGAGGAGTTCCGGTGCCAGTGCGGCGGAAAATACTGCAACGGTTTCCCCGCAGAACCGGTGGAGGAAACCGTCCGCATGGCGGATGAGATACGCCGCAGGGCGGGGGTTCCCCTGAATGTGAATTCCGGTGTGCGGTGCAAGCGGCACAATGCCGAAGTGGGCGGGGTATCCAACTCCCTGCACACCACGGGGCAGGCCGTAGACCTCTCAGGGGCTATCTCCCCGGAGAAACTGTATGCCATAGCCCAGGAGGTACAGGCCGAGAAAATCCCCGGGCGGGGTGGCCTGGGGCTGTACGGATGGGGTATCCACGAGGACAACGGGAAGTACAGCCGGTGGAACGGCTGAGAAACAGGAGGGCAACCATTTGAGCGAATGGATCAAAACCGCCATTACCATTCTGCTGGCGTTCGTGGGTTCGGCGGGCTTCTGGGGATTCTTGGAGGCCCGCCGGAAGAAGAACGATGCGAACACCCGGCTGCTGGTGGGAATGGCCCACGACCGCATCATTTACCTGGGGATGAAGTACATCGAACGTGGATACATCACAAAAGACGAATATGAAAACCTCAACGACTACTTATACGAACCCTACGCCGCCGCTGGCGGGAATGGCTCTGCAAAAAGAGTTATGGAGGAAGTGCGCAAAATACCGTTGCATAATTAAGGAGGAAAACAAAATGTACGAACTGAAAGACACCATCGAGGGCATGACAAGCGCTGACTATAAGGAGCGCTTTAAGGCCGAGTACCAGCAGGTAAAAATCCGGTACGACAAACTGGACGCAATGACCGTGAAGTACGAGGCTGGAACGTTGCCGTTCACCCCCAACTGCTCGCTCGATCTTCTGAAAGAGCAGAAAAAGCACATGGGGAATTACATCCGTTGCCTGAAAATCCGCGCTGAGATCGAGGGCATTACGCTTTAAGGAGGAATAAAAAATGATTGATCTTACCCCTATTGTAAACGCCTTTATCACCCTGATCGGGCTGCTGCTTACCACATTCCTGATTCCGTGGATTCGGACGAAGATCAGCAATGAAAAGCTGAAAGAGATCCAGAAGTGGACTTCTGTTGGCGTAAAGGCCGCAGAGATGATCTATACGGAGTCCGGCATGGGCGACGCAAAGAAGAAATATGTACGTAAGTTCCTGGAATCCAAGGGCTACAAGCTGGACATCGAAACCGTGGACGCGCTGATAGAGGCCACTGTCCGGGATATGCAGCAGGAAGCTTTTGAGGTCTCGGCGCTGCCTGGTGCGGATGACGAGGGCGAAGAAGAAAAGGAGGATTGACGGCTGAGTGGACACGGTTCCCTGGAACCGGGTGATACTGGAAGAATTCTGCTCCCTGGCGATTTTAACACCGCTGGAAGAACAGATACTCCGCACCCGAGCCGCCGGATGGAGCCAGACAAAACAGTGCCACAAGTTTTGTGTGTCCCAAGCCACTATCACAAGAACGGTTAAAAAGTTGCGGATAGAATACGAATTGTGCAGAAAATACAGTGACAAGCTTCCTGAAAATCTGAAATTCTGATTCTGCGTGACGATTTATTGACGATTTATTGACGAAATCCCGACGAGTAGATGATGATTCTACCGTCGGGATTTTTGTTATTCTATAGGTAGAAGGTGGCCACCTCCTAATATTTTGAAGGAGGACTTCTAATGGAAGTAGAAAAGGATTATGCAAGCAAAGGCGTAGCCGGTGCCGGTCTTGGCACGGGTATTGCCGGTCTGGCGCTGGGCGTGATGAACGCTGCGGGCGGTCTGGGCGCTCTGGCTCTCGGCAACCGCAATTCTGCTCCCCCCGCTCCCGTAATGCCCGCCATGCCCTATGGGGTTGGCTACGGCTGGGGCGGGTGCAGCGAGAACATGCCCGTGAGCCGGTATGAACTGGATCGTGAGCAGCAGCTCGCCGCCAAGGATTCCGAAATCGCGCTGTTGAAGGCAAACGCCTACAACGACCAGAAATCCATTGAGCTGTACGCTTACATTGACGGACAGTTGAAGGACATTCGCAAGACCCTGTGTGATCAGGCCGTACACAATCAGCGCACTGAGGACAGCTTCGCGCTGGTTCGTCAGGACGTGGAATGCGTTCGGTCTGAACTGTCCAAGGACATCAAGATCGAGGCAGAGCGGCGTTGCTGCGCTGACAATTCCATCGTGACCTACGCCAACGCGACCTTCTATCCAAAGCAGGTTGCCGACGTGACCACCGGAACCGGCACCACGGCACAGACGCTGTACAACCCCCTGCCCAAGTGCGGCGGGTGCTGCAACGGTTGATTCCCGACAATTGGGGCG